CCCGACTATACTTAAGCTCCTTCTTCACTGATGGAACTTTATACCTCTCGCTAGGCTCAGTTAACGAATTTACATCGAGCCATCTGAGCGAAGGGTGTATGCCGCGTCTGTTTGCTAAGGGCGTTTCTTTGCCTTTTGGTTGTTTAAATACACGGTAAGATTTCGTGTACAACCAAGCTAACAGACCTGGTTCTCCTGACACGAGCTTAGTTCGGCTTGTCTCCACACATGTGGAGCAATTATAGCCTAACCTCACTGCATCAAGTCTCCAGGGTACCGTAGTAAAGTGGTTTTCGGTTCCGTTCTTAGGGACCTCATCCTTTACCTTTACCCGGGTACGGATTTTTCCACTGTACCTTACGGATGGACATGCTTCATCGAAGTTTTTGATAAGGCCGTCGTTCTCCTCACCGAACGGAATAGCGCTTTGCAGCGCCCGTTTTGGTAAGTGCGAACCTAGCCAGTCATAGACCTCCTTCAGCCTGCCATCCACACCCCATCCCTCACAGCAACCCCACCTTACAATGTTATTCATAAGGAGGATAACCGTGGGAACGTCAAAGGTGTCCGTAACGTAGAATGGTGTGACATCCTTGCCAGAGAGATAATGCTTACCGCAGCTTTCGCGGAAGTTGGGTCCTTCGTTTGCTAAATAGAAGGACTTCTCCTCGTTGAAAGCGAAGCCTGCATAGCTCAAAACATCTCTTAGCAGCGGAACAATGCTGCAAGGACATATGATGTCATCGCCGTAAACAGACACATCATCAGTACTAGCACCTAAGAATTCACATGTCGCCATCGTCAACGTCCAAAAGACCATAGACTCTAGCTCGAATGTGAAGCCATTCCCCATCGATGAAAACATTTCATAATCTAGAAATGTCCCATCATCGAGCCTCCCCGCCGGTGTTCGAAGTGCGTCCAGCACCTTAAACCACGTCGGATCGCACGGCGATTGATCAGTTGGGTGATCCCCAACCATTCGCCATACGAGTTCGCAAACCATCGAATTCGATGCTCCGCGGAGGTCGACAGTTGCAGTTTCCCCGTCTCGCGACGCTGACTCTGCAAGCTTCTGGTTAATAGTCTGATCGTTCAGGTTGACACCCCATGGATGGAGTTTTCGCCTGAGTTGATACGCGACAGCCAGCTGTAGAAGGACATTGATGTCCGGCTGGATGCCTATGGTACGATCAGTTTGTGCGTTCTTAGGAACGCACGTCACCTTATCATAGTTCTCTACCTTGAGAACAGTGCTGGCATCGATCGAGTTAGTGATGTTGTACACCCAGCAAGGACTGCTGCGTAGTACTTCATAAGCGAGCTCGACCGAATCCAAGGTAACATGTGGTACACCAGAAAGTTTCCCAATTAGGTTGGCTTTCTCAACGCCTAACCTTGTTGTAGCTCCTGGTCCAAAGCGCAACCCGTCTGCAAACCAATCCCATCGAAACGTTCCTAGGATAGACGCCACTTTTCGTGAAGCAGAGGAAAATACCTCGCCCACGCCGGGTTTTAACCCAGAGGTGCCTAACTGGAGACGTTCGTTGGTAATACGGTTGGTAGCCTCTTGGTCGAGAAGACCTTGAACTGCCACCTGACGAGTGTCAATCCCAAGCTCGAAGCCTGGGTACTTCCGCAGCACCTCTTTAAGGAGGTACTCCTCCCGAAACGTCGGTGAATTGACGTCCGGAAAAGGCATCTTCACAACAGTACTTGGATCATCTGGAGTATACAACCCCAGAGCGGAACCGAGTCGCTGTAATAGATGCATTGGATTGACGTTATTGCGCAACCGAGTAGAAGAAAAACCACGATTTGGCATGGAGTGACTCCAATGTCATATTGTGAAGAAAGTGGTCCCTGCCGCCCATAAAGGCACAACAGGAACCAATGAACACCCATAAGAGAGCTCCCGATTTCGTTAAGACACCGCTAATGAAAGGTGTCTAGAAAACGAACTCACCCTTAGTCGCCATCACTATCAAAGGCGCTTGCTGATGTGCTTGGCTGGCCAACTCGACCAGATCCTCGACATCCTCAACTGCCCAAGTAAGCGGGACGATGTGTTCAATCTTCACCATGCCAAAATCAGGCACGCTCGGGACGTCAACACCGTTAATACTCTCGGTGATGAGTCTCGGAACCTTAAGCACGACCACGGTCTTCCTCAACCGGCCATTTTCTGAGAGTTGCGCTGAAAGCGTCTCTCGGCCGATCGAATTATCCTCGACGAAGTTTTTATACTCCGCTTTATCAGCCTTGATGGCTGTCGGGGTGAATACGTGGTCTACAGGTGATCCCTGGGAATCAGGGAGTGTGATGGGGGCCATTGCCGCCATAAGTTGTACTCCTCAAAAGGAAGTTAGGGGTTGATGTAACTGGAATCCGAGCTATCTCCATACCGTGTCATGCTGTCGAATAAGTAACGACACAGCATCCATGATGCGTGTCGGCGACATCTTGCCGATAAGGATCTCGGGGTTTAACGCAATAGCAGGGTTGGGTGTACCATATTGAACGTAACGATGAAAATCAAACAATTGATTCGTCATGTTCGCAATGCTCACCTCAGACCAGGTTCCCGGCGTAAAACTGCCGTTCTCCCGGTACTTGCCCACTACAGTTTGACTACCACCCTTGAAGGTGTAACCATCCTGGTACGCCCATGCTTCGAGAAATTTACCGAGGTTGAAAAACCAATCGGTAACGAAGCTAAAAGGGATCAGTTCATAAATGGTAGGCAAAGGGTGTGACCCTAAAGCTCCAAACCAAACGTATTCCAGATCTGTGACGTTCCAGTCGTAACGAGTGTAACAACTTTCGAGGCCAGTGCAATAACGGTTAAAAATAACCTTACCGTTCATCGCAGGCTGTGTTTCGAAGTCACCCTTGTATGCGACCTTCGTCATGTCCTTACACCACCAACGGAGGCGGCCATAGGACCCGTCTTCCAGATCTTCTATGAGCTTTATCATAGCTATAATGTCCCGGTAGATTTGGGACCAACCGTAGCGCCACTGTAACCATAAAGAGAAGGGGTCTATTTTTCCAAACCGGCGAACGAGGGCGACGAATCGACCACGTTTTAAGGCATAGAAAAACCACTTCAACTCTCTGATCGCAGAAAGGACCATTTTGTAGGTCTTTTTACGCTCGGCAAACGTTACAGCGAGCATCAGATCACCTCGGTTGAGGTTAGCCAAAGCTCTCGT